TACCGTCTCGTTCAATAACTGGCATTTTGGGTTTTCTCCGATCCTTTTAATGGTCTACCGGGTACTCCCCGATATCCAAATTGTCGATTTTCACCCTTTTCTTCTCTAGCGGCAGCCCACTCATCTATATCTCGTTCTGGTAATTCGTTTACAAACTCAGTCACTTCTTTTGGGCTATCATCAAGCTCAGGAGTTTGTTCATCCTCTGTATTTGCAACAATAAATTGCGCATCTTCTAATGGTACACCTAATAAATCATTGCTATTGGCAATGGTTACCGCAAAACCCATGCCTTTCAATTGACTTGCCATAGCTACTCGTTGTTGGGCAAATGAAAGTTTTGTAGCCTCGGTTTTTTCCTCAGGTACTCGTAAATGTAAAGACCAATCTGTTATGTTAAACTGCTCAAGTAATATAGGAAAGACTTTACTATGGAACAACGATTGATCAGCTTCAACAACTCTAGACATTACGACGAGTTGCTGAGTTTGACTAGATAAGCCTCCAAAAGCATCCGGTGCTCCTTGCCATGCTGGAGAAACTCCCCACATAGCAGCAATCCTTTCTCGTATCTCGGCCTTGACTGGCATGTAATCCATTTCTTGCAAGGTATGGAACAGTCGTACCAGTTCTACTCTACCTCTACCATCTTGCGTATTAACTGCAACCATCGGGATGAAATTCGGATCTGCCTTAACTTGGGCGGCTATATTCTCCCTTTCGCGTCGTAAGGCCTCTGGGTCTGATGTATTTACCATTAACATAGACGCAGGGGCTTTTCGTTCGTAGAAATATCTATAAAGATTTTTGTCCATACCAATAAGAGTAAGAGCTTTTTCAAAAATAGTTAAAATTGGACTAAATCCGTAAGTCTCTGTAGGGTTGAATTTAGACATGTGGATAATTTCAGATTCCAAGAGGTAAAGCAGTTCACCACTTTTTCGTTTAAAATAATACATGGCTGGTTTTAACGCTAGAGCACATCCGCTTTCTTCACAAACACCTTCTTCTTCATATACCGCCTCTCTATGTATGACGCATATATAATGGCTACATTGTGGATGACCATAATTATTTAAGTCAAATTCCACTAAAGCAGGGTTTAATCTGCGAATTTCTTTAATTTGAGAAGTAATTACCCCATCATCTCCACAGGCATATTCTTTGCTTAAAAACAAAAACCCATCATCAAGAATATTAACGTCCGTGTGAAATTGTCGTAGAACTTCTTCCAGAGATTGATTAAAAGAGTTGCATTTTTTCATATATGACTGAAAAGTAGTCAATTGCTCTTTATCCGCGTAGTCATGTAATGCGGAAAACTCGAATCCGCGTCTAAATACTTCAGAGGTTATATGTGATATTGGGGCCCGTATCTCTTCCACATTCATTGCAATTTGCGTTAATTCAGTAGCGAGTTGCTCACGATAATGCATCTGCTGTTTGAGGTGGTTATTAACAATACCGTCAAGTCCAATAGAAGGAGTTTCATAAGTAGAACTAGCCTTCATCATACTTAGTAAATTGATTTGGCTATTTAACTCCGTCATCTGAGCAGCTAACGCTGGAATTTCCGGCATGTAATCTGACAATTTCAAAATAAGCCTCGCTTTTTAGTCGATATAGTATTATTTTACTCGTATTGGAGTAAAACTCTAATTTAAGGTGAGATCTGACATATCTCCCATTGCTGCTAGTTTAACTATACTGTCCATAGCTCTCGTTTTTAGATCAAACCCTTCTGAATGGGTAGGTTTTTCTTCATGTTTTACAATTTTAGTGCGTAAACTTTGGATTTCAGCCTGTAAACTTTGAATCTCCGCTTCTTTTTCCTGTAAGGTAGGGGCGTAATCGTCATAGTTACTAAATGACATATTTTCTAACAATCCCTGTCTAGCAGACTCTGTTACCAATGCAATGTAAGCACCCTCAGTCAGTATAGTTACGGCTGGGGAATCATCTGGGATGTCATCATCTGGATTTAACCTTTTGAGACTGTCATGCCATGTATTTAAAATTCGCCATGTACTAGTCAACTCATCTCGTGTGGCTAAAAATTGCTGTTCTCTACCGTTAAGCATATTACCTAACATATTTTACTCTCCTTATCTTATGATATATGGCACAAAGACCATCCGCAGGATCTGCATGTTTCGCACCCAGACTCAAATACGATATTAGGGGTACCTCCATCTGGACAAACATGTTCTTCACTTTCTGCTGTATTTCCCTTGACTAACACTTCTTTTTCTCGACTCCCAGCACGGTATACTGTAACTCCTTTGCATCCAGATTGCCATGCCAAAAAGTAGGAATTCTCAACATCTTCTACCGTCGCACTATTTGGAAAATTAATGGTTTTTGAAATTCCAGCATCCACAAACTCTTGAAAGGTAGACTGCATCAATACATGATCCCGTGGTGCGATTTCGGGGGCTGTTACATATACGGTCTTCGCCCATTCTGGAACATTAAAATGTTCTGGGGCATCTGATAGAGTCCCACCATCCGAAAGATAATCTAATAATTCCGGAGTGCAGAATTTTTCTTTTGCAAGATATTTGTTGACATATTGAAGAGACTGGCCTTCTAATATGTTTTGTTTCTTCCATGCCAAGGCAAATGTAGGTTCTATACCACTAGCGCAGTCACTAATCATCGAAATGGTTCCCGTTGGGGCTACAGTCATTCGACAAGCATTCCTATATGGTTTCGAAGGTACTGTTTTATCCCATGCAGGATATGCTCCTCTTTGTTCACCAAGTTCAAGACTCTTTTCATCAGCCCAAACTTGGATAGCGCGCATAATTTCTTTACCAATTTCTCGAGCTTCATCGCTATCATATGGGACACGTAATTGGATTAAAAGATCACTAAAGCCCATTACTCCTAAACCAATTTTACGGGTTTGCTTAGTCATCGTCTCTATATCTTGTGTTGCATATTCATTACCGTCAATAACATTATCGAGGAAGTGAACAGCTGTTTTGGTAGTAGACTCCAACTTCTCCCAATTAATCTGTCTACGCCAATCTGTGAGGGGTACAGAAGGTATAAAAAACTTACTTAACACTATCGAAGCTAAATTGCACGATTCATTTGGTAGTAAAGGCTGCTCCCCACAAGGATTAGTAGCCGTCATTGGACCATATTTATGTAGAACCACATTGTCATAATTGACTCTATCCAAAAATATCATTCCGGGTTCACCATTTTTCCACGCACCTTGAACAATTTCGTCAAATACCTCTCTTGCGTTTAACGTGCCTGCTATAGTCCCATCGTGTGGGTTAATCAAATTAAATGAGGAATTATTTTGTACTGCCTTCATAAAATCACTATCAACTCCTACAGATATATTGAAATTATGAATGTCCCCCTCGACGGTTTTGCATCTAATAAACTCCAGAATGTCTGGATGTCGAATATCCATAACCGCCATATTAGCCCCATCTCGCCTACCGCCTTGTGTAATCATAGATGATACACGACTAAGCGTTTTCAACACGCTGATAGGCCCACACGCTATACCATGGGTTGATTTAATTTTAGAACCTTGTGGTCTAATCTTTGATAATGCAAATCCAGTACCGCCCCCAAACTTCTGTACCATTGCGGTATCAGTAGCAGACGACATTATATCTTCCATACTATCTTCTAAAGGCAGCACAAAGCATGCTGACATAGTTCCATTAATACCTGCATTCATTAACGTAGGACTATTGGGTAGAAAGTATAGATTTTTCATGGCTTGAAAAAAGTCATTTGTGATAAATTCAATTTCCACTGGTAGAGCCCCATATTGCAAATCCACTTGTGCTAAAGCTGACGCTACTCTATAAAACATTCCATCAGGATCTTCAATATGATTTCCTTCCGCATCCTTTTTTAAATACCTGTGTTTAAGTATAGTTATTGACTGATCACTTAATTGAGCCTTTGATTCTAATTCACTATGACCTAATTTCATAGATAAACGCGTACTAATTGCCATGTTGGATACTCCTCACAAAAATTATTAATTACTTAGATTTGCGTATGCCGCAATATAAACAAAGTCCCCGTTCTGGTACCCAGAACTTAGGGGAACATAAAACATCAACGCAATTCGGATTCGGTGCATTTTCTTTGTCACTCTCTCCAAGTAGCGTAAGATTTTCCCTATCATCATCCCAACTTGCCTGTTCAATACTGTTAGACATACCTGTAGTAGGAGTATCTAAATCTTCACCAAACCAATTTAGGGCATTACCTAGGGTTACTACATTTTCTTTAGACCCCTCGGAAGCTGACCATAATGCCATTGCTATACTAAAGAAAGCATCACCGTGACCCTGTGGGCCTTCTGGGGCCTTTAATTCTCGGTTAACGCATAAAATTTGCTCAAGCTGTCTGCTATCTTTTAAAAGCCTAATAGAATCTTGTTCTACATACTTGGCAAATACGGTGGCCATTGTATTTTTGCTTTTGGCAGTGAACGAAATAGGTTTCCATTTCGCATCTAACCCGCGGTCTTCTAATTCACCACGAGTGTTATCAATCATTCCACCTTTAAAATTATACACATCTGCCAGCAAATTCAAGTAGTTTACCTGATCTGAATATGACCAATTATCCATCCATTTTTGATGAATCTGAATTAATCTGTCTCCTCTCCGTTGAAAAAGGACTACATGTGATGGATGTCTTCGCTTCCCCACATCAAAACCCCCATATACATCTCCCATAGGCCCATCATATTCTTTATATGGGTCATAATTAACTAAATCTTCATCTTGACAGGGGGCAATTTCTTCTGCATCAAAATATGATTCAGTGCTTAAATGAGGCACTAATAAAAACTCTGAGGCGAATGATTTTGGTCGCGCCTTTTGTTGTTGTAATAACCATTCTTCAGAATACATTTCTGGAAGTAGTACTCTACGATCAGGCATAGGGTCTAATGCAGGAAGAGACCGTACAAAAAAGCGCTCATCATCTTTCAGCTTGTCTAACAGGTCCCCGGGAAGCATTGGGGTCCCTAAAACGATTACTGGTTCACCTTTCAAAGGTATGTACATAGACTCTGTTAAAAACTGGTCTGTAATTTTATCAAGTTCCCCCATAGCTAACGGATTAGCAGGGTCCCTTAATACGTCATCTGCAATTAAGCCGTTTGTGTGAAGCCCTCTTTTAAAGGAGAACAATCCACCATGAAGAATCTCGCATGGGTGACCATTTATAAAATACCGAAACGAAAAATCAGCTGTTGGACTCCGGTTTACCATCCACTCCGATAAAACAGGGTTTCGATTAATAGTCTTATTGATTTCAGCAATGTGATATCTAGACATTGAATCAGAGTAGGATAAATACAAAATTGAACTATCTCTGGTAGATTTCAAAAGCCGCCAAACACTAAAGGCATGTCCTAGTATGGTTGATTTAAAATGAAACCGTGGAAGAATTGCTACATAGTTCAACCCTTCTTCAATACAATATTCGACATCCTCAGCCACTTGACCGACGTGCCATGCCTTGAAGAGATCAGGTTTGTCAAAACTTAAGGCCCAAATGTCACGTAAAAATTCCCAGAAAGAGCCTACCCGAACTGCATTATGATTCACTAAACCATCGGCTAACTTATTAAAGGCATCTTGAAATGTTGTTGTGTCTTTATTCATTATCACTCGCAACTAATGTTTTTAGTTTTACTGCAATACGGGCTAATGTATCTCCGTCCTTAATTTCATCAACCAATATTGCCATCACCTCACTAATGAAGTTTAAGCTAATAAAGCCTTCCATAACTTGTCTTTCGCCTTTTATACCTAAATCTAATGCCTTTGCTGCATCCGAAGCTCGGTCAAACGTATTCACATGCAGTTCGGTAGAAGCCTTGGTTCTTAGTGCTCCATACAGATCAAGATGTTCCTGTTGGATTCGTTGGAATCGTTCAGTTTCACTTTCAGCAGCTTTTTCGATCGCGTTAGCGCGCGAAACGGATTGGGTCTCTTTCCAGTTGTACTGTTTACTCCAAGCATAAATGGTTGACGGTTTAACGGTCACCTTATGGTCACGCGAAACTGTCTCAGCTATATCTTTTGCTGCTATTCCTTCCAAAAATAACGTCATTGCCTGTGCTTTAACCTGTTCAGGTAACCTCTTAGGCATCAAATACCCCGTATCCAGCGTCGGATTCATGCTGACTGCTAACAATACCACCAAATGGGGTACCATCACTTTGCAGCAAAGACGAAAAGTCCATATGACCGGTGACACCTTTAATACTGCTTACAAAACACGCTGGCACTTTGCGTTTTTGACCATCTTTGGCAACGATCTCGTTATAGGTCAAAGCTATCTCGTTTCTAGTACATATGTTTCGCCATGTATGCTCTCTCTCACTTATTGGTTTGTATGTTTTATTCTTCAATATACTACCTGAAGTACGCTGCAAATCATCAACCCGTTGATTATGTTGGCAGGCTTCGTAGTTACACCACACAACTACGCCATGTTTCGCTTTCACCTCTTCTAAGGTAGGTAACTCTTTAGGAAATTTATCTTTGTATTCGACTGGATCTTCTCTAGGTGCGATAAAGGCCTGCCTGATTCGTCCCTC